CACTAATAATACGCATTATTAACAGTGTAGCACTCACTAAATCATCTGTTTGACCTGATTTAGCCTTAAATGATGAACCTGCGGCAATGAAACTTTTTAGTTCACTGATTAGCGGCTTGCTGTAAATTTGTAATTTTTCTTTCTCAATCATATTTTTCAATCTTGAACAAGCAGTGATTTTTGTTTTGTGTGTGGTATTAAATCCTTTTCTGAATTTTCGTATGTGTCCTTTTCTTATTGGCTCAGAAACAAATAGACCAGGTATAGAATCTTCTCCAAAATCATTTATAACCAGCAATGCGGATTCTCCTATGGTGTTGTTTTCAACACTCCAATAAATGTTTGAGCCTGATGATTTTGTTTCTTCTTTTATGTAATTACAGATGTCACGCATTATTCTAATTTGCTGTGGAATAGGTGTGGTATTGTGTTTCCATTCTGCTACTTGTTTGTATGTGGGTAATTCGAATACTTCGATCGCGGCATTGTCTCCACCGGTGCCCATTGCTGGATCTAGTGCTACAACGTAAGTGGCATGTGGATCAAGTTTTTTGTACCAACGTGTTTGTCCCATATTCAAAACAGGATCTGCACCTTCTAAAGTTGTTAATACTAAACTGTTGACCAATGTTTCATCGTAAACTAAAAATTCACAACCGTACTCACGTCTAAATCTTTCTTCACCTATACGACCAAGTTCTTGTTTCTTCCATTCTTCGTCACGATCAGGGTGTTCGTCCCAAGCGGCAGTGTAACCATGGAAACCGTTAATGCCTAATTCCTGTTCGTTGCCGTGTTCATCAAATTTATTTTGGCTTTCCCGCCAAATAGTAGCAAATACATCTTCATCAGAATTAGGTGTGGAAGTTATAATTGCACGTCCACCTGTTGCCAGTGTTGGTGAAATAGAAGTCCAAAACTCCTGTGCTATTCCTGGATTAACAAACGCAAACTCATCGCAGTATAAAAGTGAAATAGACATACCTCTACCTGTGTTACCTGTTGTGGTTGCTGACACGATACGCGAACCATTTTCAAATTCCATTGAACCTTTGTTGTAGTTTGTTACTCCTGCTCTAATATAGTCAGGGCAAAGTTCATATCCATATCTAATACGTTGCATTATCTCTTGAGCACCTGTGTATTTGTGCGCCGCAATTAATATTGTTTGGTCTGGATGAAACATAGCATACCATAATAGATAACAAGCGGCAGTAGTTGTTTTACCACTCTGTCTAGGTAGCATGTTTATATTAAATCTATAATCGTGATAACTGTGGAGTAATCTTGTTTGATAAGCAAAAGGTTCAAATATACATTTTCCTTTTACAGGATGTTGTATAAAGAAAAACTTTTTAGCAAATGCTTCGAAGCCAGTTTTCTCATCTGAGCAGGCAACTAAATCTGCTATCTGTTCTTCTGTAAACCTTTCACGTTGGTGTGCTTTTTTGGTAAGGACACCGTCTAAACTTTTATTGCTCATATATAATACTTATGCTGAAAATTGGTGGTGTATTGCTTTTTGACTATGCGTTTTTCTTTGCCATCTTGGTAGCAGTAGCATACATCACTGCCTCAGCATCGTCACCATAACGGTCTTTAAAATCGCCTTTGGCTTTTTTCATACCTTTGACGTACTTTTCTTTTGCTTTTTCTTCTGGTTTTGTAAGGCTACGTTCTAGTCTTTTTTTTTGAAGTCTTGGTATGCTTGAACTAGTGCTTCTTTAATTGAAGATTCAATTTCTTCATCCGTTTTGAGTGCCATTGGATTATCTCCACCTGCAACTTTTGGATAAGTTTTTTGAATTCTGTTTGGCCCACCTGATAAATCTTTTGTCATGTACTGTGTGTCTTTGTACTCAGGATTAGGTGTTGTTGATGCCTTGCCTGGAACTTCTTCAGTTGCTGGTACTTCTTCTGCTTCTGGCTTTGGACCTTCAACTGGTGCTGGAGGAGTTACTCCTGCATTTTTGAAAATTTGTGCGATAGCATTCATGTCTTCTGGAGTATCTCCATACAACATCACTTGTGATGCTTCTTTAAGATGTGTTTTCTTTACATCTTCTTTCATTTGCTCTTTATTTTGAATAGCATCTATTTTTGTTAAAAAATCTCTTATGTCCATGTTATTATTTACCTTTCGACTTGCCTGAAATAGGTGACATTTTGTTTTTGCTGTCATCTGCGTTTTCAGTTGCTCCGCCATCTTTTGGTGCTTTAATATCACCTGCGGCGTCTGGTGCTGGTCTTTCTTTTCTTTCTTTTTCTAATTCTTTTAATAAATCCATTACTCTACTCATGCCTGCTGACTTGTGTTCGTCTTTGCTGTCTTCATACGGTGAATTTAATTTTGCTTCATATGGAGCATCATCTTTTTCTGCTTGATATTCTTCTTGAGGCTCATTTGGATTTCTCACAATGATATGACTTTCAGGAAGATTAGTGTATGTTTTTATGTATTGTTGTAGAACTTGCGTTGTTGTTGGGTATTGTAATTCTGTTTCAAAGTATGTTGTTCTTTCGTTTTCTAGAGCAGGAAAATCCAATGGTCTTTTTTGTATTGGAGTTTTTTTACCGTTGCTCATTTTAACAACTACAAATTTTGCTAGTGCTGATTCTAAAGTGTCAGCAAAACCTTCTGGCAAGTCACCCGCTACCCCAATTTTAAATGGGTACGTTTTTGTGCTTTCTGCTAGATATTTTTCAAATTTACTTGTCATTTTTGTCATCTTTTTCTGCTTTGTTGTATTTATCCATCTTTTTAAGTTTTTCCAATAAACTGTTACGGTCTGATATCACATATCCTTCGCCTTGTACCACATTAGTGTCAGAATCGCCCGCTTTTTGGTCTTGTTTTTGTTTTTTAAGTTGTAAATCAACCATCTTCAACTTTTTATCCATCTTTGCTACTTTGGCATCAAGTGTGGTCTTCAACATATTGCCTGCCACTTCAAATATACGAGCAGAGTATCTACTTTCTACATTCATGCCTAAATCCATTAAGTCTTCATAGGCACTGATTGCTCTGTTGCCTACATCATCTAATTCAGAATCACCCATTTCTCCCAATCCTTCAACTTTTGGTAATGCCGCCGCAATCTTATCAAACTCCGCAATATCTCTCATTGTGCTTTTTTGCTGATCAATACTTTGGGATTTCTTTTGTGCTTTTTCGTCTTCAGCCTTAGATTTCTCTTGTTCTTCTTTCAATATTTCCTGCGACTCTGGAAGGTTGAGTAGTTCTTCTAATTTTTTGGTCATAAATGTAATTTTATTTAGTGTAGGCTATGGTGTCCGACTTGTACTTTTTGATTTGATATCCAAGCGATTCTAAATACTTTTTGCAGTTGTCTGCTTCATTGCGTTTGTTTTCGAACATTATGGTAGGCATATATTTTTTAATTGTGTTTTCTGCACCTTGACATACTTTTAATTCATACCATTCCACATCTATTTTTATAAAATCTACGTCTTCAAAATTGTAATCGTCTAAACATTTTACAGAAACTTCGTGTTCAACGACACCTCTACCATATCTTACAAGACTACCATGAACAGGATTTCCAGTTCCACCAGGAACCTTAAGTGTTTTTATTTCGTGTTGATTGCCTAAAGCAACATTGTATTTTTCAACTGTATCTGGAATATGTGGAAATGTTAAAGGACTGGGTTCAAATGCTATCACTCTTTTGAAATCTTTTACAAATGGAGCAGATGTGTCTCCGTTGAAAGCACCAACGTCTATGTATGTACGGAAGTTTTTAATAAAGGCCCACGCCCATTGTCTTATTTTTTTCGTACTCATTTTGTGCCATGGAAGATATCTTTTTCGTTTATTACTCTAAATCTGAATCCTTTATTCTTGCACCACATCTGAGCACTCATCCATTTTGCTTTGTTAATAATCAGTTGTGCTTGATTGTATTTGTTTTTGCCAACCTTTTCAGTCAATGTTTGATTTTCTGGTTTTATTTCAATCACTTCTGCATGGGGTCTTCCATTTTTATCTGTGTAAGCAATAAAAAAATCTGGCACATATATTGTAAATTTTCCTGTGAGTGGATGTTTATAAGGAATACGTATTGATTCGTTTGCCCATTTAGATATACTAGGACTTTCATCACAGAATCTCATAAAAGCAAATTCCCAACTGCTACGGTATAAAGGTGTTCGACCACCAACATACTTGTCAGGATTTTTTATTTGAAATCTTCCTTGAGCGAACTTCGCCATTGGATTATACCACTATGTTGCGTTTTTCTGAAAGGCTGTTTTCAGTTTTAACTTTGTATCCAAGTGATGATGTGTTGGATCTATTGTGGTTTAAAATTTCTGTGACAATATAACTCAATTGAACTTTATCCATACCTTTTAGTGTGTCTAATAATTCAAAAACTTTTACTCCGTCAATTTTAGCCTGTTGTAGTATCACTGTGGCTGTTGATATACTAGCAGTTCTTTCAAATCCTCTTGACTCAAAATAACCTACGACTGCGTCAACATCATTGCTTGGAAAAGAAATTGTATCGTTAAAATAATTGTTAAAAAATTCTTTTACAGGTGCATTACTATCTGTGTTTGTTTTAGGTAAATTTGTCATTATCTGTTCCTTATTAATGCTTTAGTCGCCGCTTTAATTCCTGATCCTAAATTAGAAGCACTTCTTCCTATGAATGTATTCGGCACACCATATGCTTGATCCGAAGTGTTTCCGATTCTTCCAATTGCTCCTGTTAATATATTAAATCCTTCTTGTTTTAAACCTTCTTTGGATAAATTTTTAGCATTTTTTAATCTGTTTGCTGTTCTTATTATTGATCCTAAAGTTATCTTTCCTCTGTTGGAACCAAGTTGGCTTCCAATGTAAGTGTATGGACCATCGTTGGCTCCAAACAATCCTGACAACACTCCACCTGTGCCAAGTAAACTAGTTGATCCGCCACCTGCTAATGAATTAGGTGAAGGAGTTTTATCATAGTGTTCTTTTCCAAATCCTGCAGGCGCACCATTGGCTTGTACTCTGCCTCGAGAATAAAACACTGCTTCATATTCCACAATCATTTGATTTTGTACAGGTGCACTTTCTTGATTGTTCATTGAATCATGTTGCCATCTTTGTATAATTGGATTTACTAAAGTGTAACAAGTGAAAGTTTTTCTTGCCATCTGATAAATTTGAATGCTTGTAAAAAAAGGTATGTTAGCATCATTATCTAGACCAAATCTATTATTTGTATTTTTCTTATTTTGTAGTCCACTTATTTTACTGAAAGGTCTTTCTGTACTGCTAGACTGATTTCCTACAGTATCTTTAGAACCATAATTTCCGTCATTGAAATAATATCTATAATATGTTTCCCATAGTGCTGTGGTTACGCCATAGTTATCATCATGAAAGGTAATGTTTATAGGATCGTAAGAAATTTTAGTTTGTATTTTTCTTTTAATATTGTATTGTTGTGCTGTTATCATGTCCACGGTGTATTGTGGTAAGTCTACTGCTTTCACCAGCATATTCAATTCTCTTTGATGATTGCTTAATGGTGGATCAGTGATAGTAGCCTTAGGATTAATATTGAATACAACGTGATATAAAAATTTTTGCTTGGGTGCTAATCTAAAACTGTCATCAACATACAGCCTAGAAGCATGGCTGAAATCTGCTAGATTTCCTTTTGGATTTAGTGTTCCTTTAAACACATTATCTAAAAAACCTTTGAGTAAATTTGCCATATACTGTATTTATGTAAGGGAAAAAGCGGTAGTATTAAAAACTTAAGGCAACTGTTAAAGCCGCCTTAAGCACTGTTGTATGTAGATTAGCCTTGTGTAGTAGCATCAACTGGTGTTGAGTCGCCAGTTAATAATGCCACACCAATAACGATTACAAGAATCGCTACGCCAATCCATAGTTTTTTATTTTTTAACATTTTTTTCATGGATTATCTCCTTCTTGGTTATAACAAAAAAGGGGCCTGAGCCCCTTCTCTGAATTTATAAATGCTAATGATTATTAAGCGCCGCCGCCTGTAATTAAAGTGTTTACAGTTCTGCCCACAGCAGTTCCTACGCCAGTGCCTTGTGGAGTTTGGATAGCATTGTCGTATCTCAATGCTAACGTTACAGTAACCGGTTCACTTGTTTGATATGCTAACTGATTGTAGTTTGCTGATTCAATGTAGCAACCGTACAGTTCAAATGTTTCTAAAACATTCACTGTGTTGGCACCATTTGCGCCGTCTGTAATTTCTATTTTTGTTACGAATTTGTAGTCTGAACCTGAAGCCGCCGCTGATTGTTCAAAGAAATCAAATTGTTTCTGAAGTTGTTCACCAACAAGTTTTTGTACGTTGTTGCTGACATCTTCTCTTAAAGTTAATGTAACTGTTTCCCAAGTATGTTTACCTGCTAGATATACTTTAGAGTTGTAAACATCAATAGTTGTTGTTTCAAAACTTAGATTAGGTCTTGTAATATCTACAACTTGTTTTGTAAGTTCAGTAGTCGGTGTAGATACACCAAAGTTTTCAAGTGATACTCTAAAACGATACTGTAACTTTGGCATTAACAGACCTTGGTTAGAAGCAGATTGGTTACTGTCTAAAGGTACTGTAATTTTTGATAGTGTAGATATACTCATTTGTTTCTCCTATAATATTTATCTATTATAATC